GGTGTCGCGGCAAAGCAGAGGTCTTCCACGTCGAATACCCATCGTTCCCGGAAGAGGCATTTGCGAGCTCTGGTACACCGCGATTCAACAATCAAAAGATTCGTGGTTGGGTGGAGATATGTAAAGCTCCCACATCATCAACCATCGAGCCTCCCGAGGACTACAATTGGGCTGCGAACGCATGGGAAGTTCCAGACCTGAATATCAGGACGCACGTCAGGGGTTGGATGAATATTGTAGAGCCTCCCCAAAAAGGTCACAGTTACGTTATAGGCGCAGACACTGGGCATGGGATTGGAAAGGATAGCAGTACGATTGTTGTCTTGAATCGAACTACAAAACGATTCGTGGCCTACGCCAAGGACAATACCATCAAGCCAGACAAGTTGGCGGAATATATGGTTTTGGCAGGACACTTGTACAACACGGCCTACTTGGTTCCGGAATTTAATGGTCCAGGAGTTTTGACTACGCATCTCCTCGTTCAGTCTGGATATCCCAAATTGTACTATTCTCAGCGATTCAACACGGCAGCACAGAAGTGGACAGACCAACCAGGGTTTTCAACCGACCAAAAGACCCGTGGTCGCATTATTGACATGTTCGATATTGCTATAGAAAACGACCAAATTGAGATTCCAATCAAAGCAATTCTTGATGAGGCTCTCACTTTCGTGTTAGATACGAAGAGGAAACGTGCAGACCATTTGCCTGGGTGCCACGATGACCTCCTGTTTGCGGCAATGATTGCCTACTTCGTGGATGGTCAGGTACCGCTAGACGCGCAGGTGGTTGAGGAGCGGCGTCTTCTTTCGTGGGGGGCAGGGCCACCAAGAGCGCCAGATGATCTGAATCAGACGGAGATGAGTCTGGAGGACTTAGACCTGTTGTTCATGTGAGGTAGCTATGGCTTCTTATTATTACCCAACTCAGGAAGAGCTTGCCAAGGCTCGGGAAGAGGAGGAGCTAAGGCAGCTTCGGGCCTCAGGGCTTGATTACTACACATATGGGCAAGCGCCAACAACCGGAATTGGTCGGGTTGATCCTAGGATGGCTCTTAAGCGGGTGTCGGCAAGAAACGAGGGCGGCGGCGTCATGCCGCGTAATTTGTACTATGACATGGACCAGTTGCCGTCAGCCTTCGGGGGTCCATCTGGATTTATAGAGGGGATGGCCGATGCTTTTAAGCAGAAGCAAAGACTCCCCCCGGCTGGTCCCGGTCGACCTATGCGGCCAGTAAGCGCAGCAGGCAGTGCTCAACCTGGATTTCAACGGCAGAACAAAGAAGTTCCCTCTGAGAAGAAAGGTAAAAGCCTTGGCGGCAAAATCATGGATACTGCGACAGAGTCGCTGCTCGAATACATGCCTGGGGCTATTGCCCCGTTCCTTGCTCCCGCTGGTCCGGTTTTAAAAGACGCAGTGACCAAGGGCAAGACGGATGTAAAGAAGATCGTCAAGGGCGGAACGAAGATAGCTAGTGACGTTGAAGAGGCCCTAGACGCTGATGAAGCGGCCAAAGTTGTCAAAAAAACAACAGACGAAGTAAGCGATGGTCTTAGTGGTGCAGAGCGTGCGCGTCGAATGATGGACGAAGAATTGGATGACCGGTTTATACGGGAGGATGCTCGGCGTCGTCTAGTCGAGGACCGGTTGACCATGAGTGATGCCCAAATAAATGCATTACAGAGCGTTATTGGGGGCGACGAAAAACGTGATGAGCAGGGATTTAACCGAGCTCTTACGTTGATGGAGGCCCCAAGCATTACTCGCCGACTTTTAGACCGCGGAGGTCTAGATAATCGAACTCGCCAAGAATTGGCAGCTTTAGGTCGCGCAGCCTTGGCTGAATATGATTTGTTCGAGCAAGGCCAGACGCTTGACCCCCAGGCTCGATCGGGAGCTAGCGAGCTTGATTCAGGGTATGGGAAGGGCCTCATCAGCCCAATGACTGGTAGAATTAAGTATGGCGATACTGCTATGCGCGAGTACTACCAGGACCTTGCAGACCTAGAGGTTTCTGCACAGGATGACATGAGTTCTCCTTTGGCTAGAAATACTCCTGTTCCAAATACAATTATTACTCCGCCAAAAATACAACCGAGCCCAATAGTTCCGTCGGTAACTCCAGACAATACTGTCTCGCAGGAGCAGTTTAGCGCAGGAGAATTGGTTAGGGAGTCTTTTACGGACACTCCGGAGTTTGCGGCTGAGCTAGCGGCTGTGCCTGCGGCTAGTGCCAGCCAGATGATGGCAGATGCGCGAGCGGAGTTTCCAAATACTCCGATGTCAGAACTGGTTCCTGGCCCGTTGGACACCCCGGAATTTGAGGCTGAACTGGCCATGGTTCCACCAATGACACGAAATCAACAGCTTCAAGGTGCTCAAGATTTTCCGGTAGCATCTCGAGCTGAGTTAGGCCTGCCGCCGATGCGACGTGCAGCGGAAGGGATGCTGGGGCAGGCGGCTCGCCGTGAGATTGCAAGCCCTCAAATGTTGTCGCAAATGGGAGCTGCGGGACCGGGATATGCCGACACATACGCTGCGATGAACCGAGAAAGCTTTCAGCCGTTTGTTGAGGGACCTGAGCCAATGGTGCAGTTTCCAAGCGTAGCTGCGCCAGGAGTTGGGCGAGTGCCAGCGCCTATCGGAGCTATGGCACCTAGTGCTCCAGTTGCTCCGGTAAGTATTGGGGCCGAGGGAATTTCAGATGCAGCTAGGCAGGCAGCGGCGATGCGTCTGATATCAAATACTCCAATGCAGGGTGAAATCGAGGGCCAATTCCTGCCTGCATTTATAGTTCGAGACCAACAGGGGCGTTTGATTGACACCCGAACGGGACAAATTGTGGGCATGTAATGGCATATAGATACGGGCGAGCACAGGATGAAAAGGTGGAGAAGATTCGGAAGGAGTATCTCCTTCGCCGCAGAAAGATGCGTCTGCGCCATCTCGAATGGCTTGAGACCCTGTATGCCATCAATGGCGATGACGAAAAAATTCTACGCGGCGACCAGATTGTAGACCTTGCCCGAATTCGATCTGAAGAAATCGATGGCGTGCGAGTTTCCCACAACTATATGTTTCAGTCTTTGAGGGCGATGTTGGCTAACGCCATGCAGAATGCTCCACAGCCTGTGATTACCATGGGTCGACCTGGGCGAGACAGTCGGCAAATGGCTCGAGCATGCGAACGTCTTCTTAGTTATTTCTACCATGACAAGCATTACGACGATGCCATGAAGACTGCATTGAGTTGGACATTTACATGCGGGATTGGGTTTTTGGGTTCGATGTGGGATATGGATGCGCGAGATCCTGAGTACGTTCCAAAGACGGACAGCGAAGGCAATGTCATTTACAAAACCGAAAAGCAGGTCATGACAGGACCTGATGGAATGATGGCTCTTTCGCCATACGGCACTCCACTTACTGAGGATGTCATGATTCCTCAGGGCGAATACAAGCTTTTAGGTGATTTGAAGTATTATTCTCCGTCGCCATTTGATGTATTTCCACAGCAGGTTCGTCGATGGCCGGACGTAAAGAATCTTATTACCCGAAGCTACATGAACAAAGACACGATGAAGGATCTTTTCGGCGCAAAGGCCAAAGACCTGTATCCCGATGTGTCTACGGATGACTTCATCACATTTGATGATTACGATTCCGTGAAAGATCGCAACCGCGAAGACGAGCTCGTGTTGTGTCTTTCGTATTACGAGCGTCCTACGCTAGAGAACCCGGACGGGAAGTATTGCGTCATCGCAAACGAAAAAATTATTTACGAAGAAAAATTACCCGGAAAGCGTTTGCCGATTTATCCAGTGTACGACCATGAGTCACCATCACATTTGTGGGGAGAATCGGCACTTCGACAGGCAGTTCAGGTCCAGCGCGACATTAACGCCGCAGAGTCAGACCTCAAGACTGACCGCAGAATGCATGCCCATCCTAGACTTGTGGCCCAACAGGGGTCTCTTGTGAAAGGCGTAACGCGAGTTCCAAATATACCTGGAGCGGTCATGGAGGTGCGCCCTGATGCAAAGTTCGCACCGCAGTTCCTGTCCGCTCCATCTTGGGTAGAGCGAGCTCCTGACCGGTTAAAACGTGTCATGGATGATATCACTGGAACCCACGGTGTGCTCAAAGGTGACCAGAAAGGCATCATGTCTGGACGGCAAGCCTCCGTAATCATGGCGGCAGACCGAGCAAAGTGGGGACCCACTATCCAGTCTCTTGCTACCGCTGTTGAATATGCATCGGAATTAGCACTAGCCCTGTGGCGGGAGTTTGGCCCCGAGCAAGAAACCATCGACATCTACGGGCCAATAGGAACTCCAACGGATATTATGGTGTTCTACCGCGATTACCTGCCGGATAACATACGAGTGCGAATCGAATCGTCACAGCTCATGCCGTACAACGAAGAGATTCGCCGTCAGCAAATTAACGAAGCATGGCAGATTGGAGCAATTCCAGACATCAACATGTTTTGGAAGCTACAGCGCCACGGCGAAATGGGAAGATTGCTTGGCAATGATGAGCCTAGCCGAGCTCGAGCGCGGTTCGAAAATGACATGCTTGACAAAGGTCAAATGATGCCTGTAGAGCAACATGAGCAGCACAGCGTGCATATTGATGAGCATTTGGAGCGGATGCGAGACCCATCGTGGTACATGTTAAGTCCACAGGCGCAACAGTCGTACAGAATGCACGTTGCAAAGCATCAAGCTCTGATGCAGAATGTGTCCAACCCTGTGTTGGCAGGCAAGTCCCAAATGCCGAATTTGGTTGGAGAAAACTTAGCTCCAACAATGAATGGCGCACAAGGGGCAGGCACGAACCCCGGTGTGAATGCAGGGCAAGAAATAAAGATGGGCGGGGGCTAGGAGGTTAAAATGAGTGACGAGCAAAACAACGCACCTGACGTTTCGGCTGTTGAGCCGGAGGCATCTGGCAATGCGCCCGACGTGGCCGCACTGCAAGCGCAATTGGAGCAAATGCAGCAGCAGTTTCAAGCTATGCAGTCCATGCAGCAGCAGTCCATGCAAAACATGATGGCGATGATGAACCAGGGGCAAAGCCAGCATCCTAGATGGGATGCCACTCCAGCCTCCCCCCCGACCCCATCGTTCCTGCAAGGAATGGATGAGGACGATCCGTATTACAAGCAATTCCAGGCTTTGGCTACGGAATATGGGGCGGAAAAAGATGGGCTGAAGCAGCAGGTAGACATGCTGTCGAATGCCCTACAGAATATTCAACTGCAAAATTCTAGAAATCATGTAGAAAATTCGGTGACAAAGGCGCTGGAAAAACATAAGGTTCCAGAAGAACTTGCAGATAAGGTTCGTACTGTAGCTTACGCAGCTATGGCACAGGGGGGGAACAACGGGCAGAATGTTCCATCGGCAGATGCGCTAGTCAGCGACTTTATGCAGTCTCTTGGGCAGTATGCTCAGGTGGCTCGTAAGAAGTGGGCTGACGAAGCGAAAAAGCCAAAGCCAATTTCCACCGTGGCGGAAACGGCAGGGATTCCTGACGACAAGCCAAAAAACTGGGAAGAGGCGAAAGCGCGATCAATTGCACTGATGCAAGCGATGATGAACTGACAAGGAGTCTAAAAAATGTCTGTAACTACTCAAAGTCTTATCGCGGACCTTCTGAAAAGAAATTACCGCGATGTAATGGTGGACAGCATCTATCAAGACACTACGCTTTTTGACCTTATCCCAGTATTCAACGGGGATGTCTCTGGTGAAAGTGTCCGACATGCTGTTGAATTAACTCGAAGCCATGGTGGTGGTGCTCGTTCGGCTGGTGAATTCCTGCCCGTAGACAACCCCGAAAGCTTCCAGCAATCCACAGTGGAGCTGAAGCGTTTTTACTACACGCTTTCTCTCGACG